TTATCATCTAGATATCGATTCACCAAACGCTTTACATATTTAAATCGTTTCAAATCCTCATAGAACTCATCTATGTCTGAGAACCGAGGGTTATAATAATGTTTTGCTGCATACAACAACAAATTAGATTCAGTCAAATTGTCCATTACAAACTTATATATTATGACATTAAGTTCTTAATTTTACCTATCAAGGTTGACTTCTTTTCTCTGCGATCTAACTCAACACCATGTTCTCTACCAATCTCTTCAAGTTCTAGTTTTGTCATATCTTCCAGATCATCTTCATCTACTTCAATTGGTTCTACATGTTCTTGTGCATGTTCTTCTGCAGTAGTAGGTGCTTCTGTAAGAGTAACAGGTGCAGGTGCACCCATGTATTCTGCAATACCTGCTTCTGACAATTTTTTAGGTAGTAAAAGTTCACCAGTCTTTGGATGTCTCCACCCTTTTGGTGTAGGGACTGCGTCCTTTTTCCATGAAGGAGGTTTTATCATTACTTCATTCCTTTCAATGCGTCAACAACTTTATTGACAATACTTTGATCACCAGATCTAACTTGGTCACCACCGTTGCGAGGTTTTGCAGGTTTAGTAACTCTACCTGCCTTTGATGCATCATCATGACCTTTTTCCTCAGTGTCATCAATCTCTTTTGGTTGGTTAACCATATCCTTGGCACCTTTACCTTTTAACTTGTCATCCATAGTTTCAGGTGGAGTTGCACCTTTGGTTTGTTTATTTTCTAACACTGCAAGGAGTTTTTCACGAATAGTAGATTCTTTTTGTTCCAATGAATTCTCCTTTGAACCTTTGTCTAACTTAGGATTCATTTCTATATCACCTTCTTTGTCTTTACCTTTTTTCATTGCTTTAGAAACTGCTTTCCTACGTTTATGTAAATACTTGTCACTAGAATCGACATCACCATCATTATCGATGTCTTTGTCTTTGCGATCCTTGTGCTTACCTTTTAATTCTTTTTTATCTACAGGGTCTAATCCTTCATGATAGTTTTCTTTTTTAATCCAATTCTTACCTTCTGGATTATATGCATCGTATTGACATGAACGGTTTTCTTTTGTGGGTTTACCATACATATCCCCACAATCTTTACAACACATTTCACTCATATCTTTTTTTTCTGAGACCTGTTTTGGAGTGGCCCACTCTCTAAAAATGTTTTTAAACATAGTTTTCTCCTACACTAACATATGGGCAACATAAGTCCCAACAGCAGCGATAACTGCTGCGTATACGATTTTATTTATAATGTTGACGGTACGTGCGTTATCATCAACTTTCTTTTCGATATCATCTAGTTTGGATGAAAACTTGTTCATCCGTTCCCAAGACTTTTCCCTATAATCATTATAGTTATCCATCTTTTCTTCAAACCGAGCAAGAGACACAAGTACCTCACCCATCTTATCGAGTTTCTCCTCGATACGATCTAATCTTTTACCTGTGTTCTCTGCCATTTTTTTTCTTTCTTATGGGTTCAATTGTTTAGGATCTGCATCAACAAAATTTCTTATGATGTACAGACCATCATCACTAACTTCTACCTTGAGTTCTTTACATCCCAGTCGAACAGAACCTGTATATTCGCTAGACTTACCGCCTCGCAAGGTTCTTTCAATAGTTCTTTTTGCTTTTAAACAATCACCTAATCCATCACGAACTGTATACTCTTTTAATTCCATAGGGTTTCCGAACCACATTAAAAGAATGAATGTTTCTATTACCATATTTAATGTCCATTACTTGCACTGGGTTTCATGCCGTTCATTTCGTGTACCATGTCCATTATATCGTTACGTATCTTTTCGTGTGCTTCTTCAAGTTGGTTTATTCGCTTCTCATAAAACTCTAATGTTAGTTTCTGTTGTTGGTCAAACGGTGCTTGACCGCTTTCGATTTCGTCTGTTAGTTTCTCAAGTTCATTTGCTAAGTGTTCAATTAACATAAATTGTTCACTGTCTGCAGGTAGAGATCCCATTTCACCTCGTGGCCACTTAATTCTGAATTCAGTATTCATTTCTAAGTCAGCCTTCATCATAGTCTGATTAGTTTCAATTTGATTCAATCGTTCTACAATACCAAAGTATGCCCATGTTGCAATAGATGCACCTGCAATCATACTAATGATATTACGAAGTGGTAATGCTACTTCGGTATTTTCACTCACCTTTGTCGCCATTTATCAATCCTTAATTATCTACTTTTGCTCCTGATCTCCACTGCCAACATGACCAGTATCTCGCCTTCCATTTTGGGCCTGGATTGTCACAGTTATGTCTTGCTCGGAATGATTTCCGTCTAGCAGGATCATCGCGTTTAATTTCCATGTTAGGATCTCCGAAAGATACCTTTACAACATTTCCCTTCTCGTTCTTAACATAAACATAAAACTTCTTACTACCACCACGAGTTGGATTGTTCAGTGTAACCTTCTTACCCTGATACTCAGACTCTACTAGTTCTAAGTCATCGTATAAATCACATGACTCACATACATCATCTATGTGTTCTGCAGTGAAATTCTTAAATGTTTCACTTGTTCCCATATTTGCCTCCAAAGTTTATACGACTCGCAAGACTGTTTTGTTGACCAGATGTACTACCTCTATTGGTGTTAACTCTTTGTCTTGTTTGGTTTGCAGTGGGTTTATTGCCCATTACTTTATTACCGACATTCTTTAAAAAGTCCATAACACCTTCTTGTCCTGGCGTCATACTCTTTGCTCTTTGTGTTGCCTCTGGTGTACCCTCTTCTGGCATATTACCCATAGTACCTTCACCCATTAATGCTTTTACAGTCTTCAGATCCAACTTCATTTTTGATGCAATCCATGCAGCAGATTTACCTTGATCCATATACATGTGAAGTTGTTTCATTTTACCTTCATCGAGATCCACAGATTCTTTCATTTTGTCACGGTGATGTTTTTTCTTATCATGTGCTGTTACTCGATCCACACCTTTGATCATTGATGGTTGTTTTACCAACTTGCGTAAATGTGCTTTTACTTCACTCGGTGAGTTACCAGACATAAACATTTCTGGGAATCCATCTATGTTTACCTTAAAGTCAAATGCTTCGTTCTTTTTATCCCAAGGTGCTTTCTTTAGAGTGACTTGACTTTTAGGTTTTGCCTTTGCAGCAGGACTTGCAAGTGCACGTCTCTGCATCTTAGGTGTAATTACCTTCTGTTTATTTTCTTCACCGTATTTTTTCAACCCTGCACTATTCCTCATTGATGCAGTAGTTCTTCTACCTCTAACAATTTTAAAAGAATCAGCACGTTTACTAATATCTCCGAGTTGAGATTTTGTTGAACTCTTTGTTTGTGGTTTACGAGTCTTAGGTTCCATACCTTTTGCATGAAACTCTTTTAGTTCTCGATATATTTTAGAGATCCTTTTCATTATGCTAGATCCTTATCGTGATTAAGTCCACCGCGTTTCTTCTTAACGATGAATGCATTAACTCTTGCATGTCCCCACTGATCTGGAGTTGTGCCTGGCCTGTGACCAGTTTTCCATGCTGCTTTTCCTCTATTAAAAACTTTACGTAACGTACCTACAGAAACACCAGACTTCTTTGCTTTGTCTGCAAGAGACTTACCTGCTTTATCTGCCTCCTCTAGATAATTTTTAAATTTTATCATAGTCTTCCCCCTGGCGCTGGCAAACCTAGTTTTGATTCAATTTCTGTTATTCTCTTTTTTGCATTATTCATACGTGTTTTGTTGTTATCTCTCATACCAGAGATAAACATGCGATATGCTTGAGACAGATTTACGACCATTGCTCTCTGTTTACGATCATAAGGAGTTTCCTCGTTCAACTGTTCGTGTCCGTCATAAAACTTTCTAAAACTCATTTTGAATCCCTATTCTGTTTTCTTACGTCACGTAATCGTGCACGATCCATCATACGATCATGCCTAATTCTATCTGCTTCTTTCTCTCTTTCAATTCTTTTACGTGCAAGTTTTTCTGCGTCCTGTTCATCAAACATGGACTTAAATGCTTTTGTATATTTCGATGGTTTAGTTTTTGCGTTTGCATCGCCTGGCGCAGGTTTATATGCAGACGGATCATTGTCTGCTTTCTTTTTACCTCTAGCGAAGTGTGCGTCTCTTTTATCTTTAGTTGACGGTTTCAAACCTGCAAAGTATTTCTTAGGTTGTGTACCCTTCTTGTCTTTGACATCAGGATCTTGTGCAACCTTTGTCTTTTCAAGTAACTCTATTGAGTCTAACCAATATCTTTTATGGGTTTCGCCTTTTTCTACAATTACATAG